GTTCGCCCAGCTCCGACAGCTGGCCAGCAAGTACCAACGTGTCGCGGTCGCGGTCAAACTGGGTCGCATAAGCGCCGTTGCTGATGCCGCCACGGGCCGCGCCGATGGCCTCATCGAGCCGGTCGTAGTCCACCAGAGAGCCGCCTGCACGAACGCCGCCAAGAGCCTGCTCTATGTAGACCATGCCCTGGGCCGCGAGCATCTGCGCTGTGCTCTCGACTTCGCCGTACAGCTCGCGCGCGTTGTCCTTGAGCGTTTCTACGGCGCTGCTGATGGCGTCGATGGTGTCGGCGATGTCCGATGCCTGGTCCTGCAACGCTTCCCGGTCACGGGCCACCGCGCGGCGAAACTGGTCGTAGGCGCTGCGGATCGCCTGCTGACGTGCGCGCTCTTCTTCCTCAGCCTGGCGGCGCGCGGCTTCTGCCGCCTGTTCGGCACTCATCGTGACTGATGCAGCGGCACCGGACATGCCCAGCAGGGCTGCCGTGGTTTCCTCGCCCGACTTCCCTACTCCAACGATGGGGTCGATGATGTCGGAGACGGATTCCTTGAGGTCATCCAGCGACATCTTGCCCGCAGAGAAACCGGCAACTACGCCGTTCAGACGGTCCTTTTCCTCCTGCGTCAGCTCGCGCGTGGAGTCGCCCAATATGGAGTCCAGCCCTGTCTGCCAGTCCATTTCCCCGGCCACAATGGGCTTGAGGTTGACGCCTTCTAGCAACGCGCTGGCACGCTCTCGATTTTTTTCCTCCTGCACCATCCGCGCTTGTTCACGCTCGACGATTTCACGGTACTTCTGGCGCGCGTTGGGATCGTCCCAGTCGATCTTCTCCAAGCCCAGGCGCTCGAACTCCTTGTCCAGCTGTTCTTTGGCCTTGTCGCGGCGCTCTTCGTCGCTGTAGAAGTTCTGGTAGTAGGTGTTGGCGGCTTGCGTCAGGCCTTCCAGCCCCCCCAGCAGGTCCGCGAAGCTGGATGCCAGGTCACCGCTGGCAAGGCTTGCCTCCAGCGCCATCAAACCCAACGTCTCAAAGACGCCGTTGACGGTGCTCAGGCTCGTGGCCAGGCGGGTCAGCGTGTCGATGGCCTTTTCACCCTCGCGCGCGTACACACTCTGCACGTACGTGGTGCGGGTGATCGTCTCTTCTACCTCTTCCCACTGACCGGGCTGCTGGTCGTCACCGAACGACGGGGACAGGGTTTCGACTGTCCGGCGCACTGTCTCCGTTGTCGTGACCCAGGAGCCGATCAGCTGCTCGGCGAGCTGGTTATTTGCGGTCTCCAGGGCCTCCTGAATCTTCTTCGCGATTCCTGCTTGATCGAGGCCCTCGAAATCAATCCCCAGCCCGCCCGTGTCGGGGTGGATGAGGTCGGTTCCAACGGAGGTTGTCCAGTCCTGTAGCTTGTCCGTGCTCAGGCCCAGCACTTCGGCCATCTTGAGCGTGTTCGTGCGCAGGGCGATGAACGCATCGTCCAGGGCCTTGCCCTGCTTGGCCTCGTCCTCCAGCATCTGCCGGTAGCGCGCCTCTTCCTCGGGGTTGTTGTTGCGGCGTGTCAGGCTCGACAAGTCATTGCCGGGCCGGCTGATGGTGTATTCCGGGCCGCCGAAGAGCGTGCCGCTCTCGCGCCACAGCTCGTAGCGGCGGATGTTGCCTTTGCCGAATTCGCCCGTCAGGCCTCCACCGACCCTGCGGTCGGAGCCAAACATGCCCATGGCGTTGGCGACGAGGCCGATGATGGCGGCCGCGCCTGCGGCCATCCAAGCGCCAGCACCCAGCGCAGCACCGCCGCCCTGCCCGATGGAGCCGAAGGAAGCAGGCGCCTTCATGCCGAGGCCACCTCCACCGGCCGTCATCCCGAGGCCGCTGGAGCCAGCGGTGAGCCCGCTGCCGAGCTGTGTGCCGCCGATGCCCAGCCAGCCCATGGTCGTGTTGTAGGCGGAATTGATCCAGCTGTTCCCCATGAGGGTCTGGTAGCCTGTGTTCAGGGTACTGGCGTTACTTACCAGGCCGAGAACGCCGCCGCCACCTCCACCAAGCCCCATCCCACCCAGCACGCCCTGCACCATGCCGTTGATGACCAGGGATACGGGCTGGACGATGGCGCTGATGATCGGGCGCAGCACCAGCGTGTTGAACATATTCTTCAGGGTGTCGCGGAGGTTCTCTGCGAAGCCCTTCCCGGACTCGAAGCCACGCATGAGCGCCGATGTCAGCTCGCGCTCAATCTCCTGCGCCGACTTGTTCCATGCATCCTCGGCTTCCTTTGCGGCTTTCTTAGCGCCCTTCACGCGCTCCAAGTTCGCCAAGTCGCGCAGTTTCTTGGCCTGAGCCTCAGCGTCTTTCGCTGCTTGCTTGTAAGCCTCCTGGTAGGGGCCGGCATATTGACTCGCGCTCTCCAGTGCTGCGGCATACGCCTCTTTCTCGGCTGCTGCCAAGTCATATTTGGCCGCAGTAAGCTCTGCCACTGCTTCGGCAGACAAGCCCATCGCATTGATCTCTTCTTGCCTGGCGCTAATTTGCTCATCCAGCCCTGTTGACTCTTTGATGCGCGCGTCATTCCAAGCAGCGACAGCTTTCGCTGCGGCCTCAATCGCCTGCTGCTCCTGCTTGGTAGCATCCGCGTGCTTGATGGCAGCGTCCCAGGCGTACAGCCGGGCCAGCGCCATCTGGCGCATCTCTTCGGTGTTCGTGGCATAGGCCGGGCTGCTGAGGTACTCGACAAGCGATTCCTGCGCCCTGTTCAGTCCCAGAGTCTTCGCTTCGGTTTCCTCGATGCCCTTGGACGCCTTGAGCATGGTGGACGCCCACACCTTGGCGGCCTCCTGCTGAGCAGCGAAGGAATTGGTGAGGTCGGCGGCATTCTTGGTGCCGCGCTTTGCCATGGAGGCCAGGCGCTCATCCACGCCGGCCAGGCGTTGCCGCAGCTGCTCCGCTTCCTTGCTCGCGCCCTGCCCACCTTCCTCCAGCTTCTTCAGCGTGGCGCGCAGCATGTCGCCTTGCTTGCGCACTTCGGCCATCTGTTCGGCCTGAGACTTGTAGGAGTTCGTGGCGCTCAGGGCCGAAGCCACCAGCCCGTCGAAGTTCGCGCCCTTGGCCGCCTCCTTCTGCTTTTCGGAAAACTCGGCGGCGGCATCGCCCAGGCCTCCGTAAGCGGCAGTGCCCTGGTTGACGTAATCGAGCAAAACGGTGCGCTGCTGCTCCATCATTTGAAGCTGCTGCTTCATCAGGGCGATGTCGTCAGCGAACCAAGTCTCTTTCAGCCAGTTGCCCTGGTGTGCGCTCAGCGACTCGCGCATCTTGGCAATCTTGCCCTCGATGGCGACCAGCTCCGAGCCGGCGTTGTCTGAAACTGCGTGCCCCAACACCGCCCCAAAGCCGACGTTCTTCAGGTCGGCGATGGCTTTCGCAAACTTCGCAGCAGCGAGCGCGCCGTCCACCAGCAGATTTGTGTAGAAGGCGAACGCCTGTTTCGTGCTGGCCGAGCCCAGAAGGTCGTTTAACTCATTGACGCTGTTGGTGACGCTCGGGATGGACTGACCGTCCACGGTCAGCAGGTCCGAGATGGTGTTCTTGAGGGAGTCCAGCGCGCCGCCGAACGTGTCCCGCGCAGCCGCGCCAGCGCCGCCGTAGCTCGATTGCAGGGCATCCAAAATGATGGCTTGCGCCTTGCCGGCTTGCCCTGTTTCCTCTAGCTGCTTGACCATCTCCTTTTGCGCTTCGGAGAAACGGAACCCCTGGCGCGTGAGTGCGGTCAGGCCTTCGCTGGGAATGTCCAGGGCGCGGCCGATGGTTTCTGCTGAGCTTTTGACGTCCATGCCCATGCGCGCGCTCATATCGATCACCGCTTGCATGGCGCGCGGGAATTGCTCGCCCACGATGCCCGTGTAGCTGAGCAGGCGCGTTTGCGCTTGATTAATCTGCCCCGCCGAGTAGGTGCTGGCCTTTGCCATATCGGCAGCCATCTGGTTGAGCTGCTCACGGCTCCAACCAGCTGCCTCACCAGTGGAACGCAGGACTGCAGCGAGTTGCGCCTGCTCCTGCTCGGCGGCCACGGTTTCCGAAATGATCTTGCTCAGCGAAAAGGCCGCGCCGATACCTGCCGCATATCCGACCAGCATGCGACGAAGAGACCCCATCGAGCCCGTCAAGGTATCGGTAGCACCGGCAGCCGCCTCCGTCTTCCGCTTGGCCTCTTCCAGCTGGTCAAGATACGGGCGCAGCGCATCAAGATTCGCGCCGCGCAAACGAGCGATCGACTCTTGATAGCCACGCGTGGCTGTGCCACCGGCCTCCGCTGCAGCGATCTGCCGCTGCAAGCTGGCGACCATCTTTTTGGTGGCGCTGTCTAGCTGTTGCGCCGCCTGCTCGCCGCCAGCTCCTATGCGATTCAGGCCGGAGCCGCCCCTTTCGCCGGCTTGCTGCACGGACTGGCCCAGGCTATCAATGGAGCGCTTCGCGCGCCCAACGCCTGTCTCAACGCCAGACGCATCGACACTCAGCTTGATTTCGTCCTGCAAGTCAGTGCTCATAGGGCCTCAGAAACGCAAAAGGCCCGCCGTGTGGCGAGCCCGAAAAAAGAAAAGCCGGCTTGGCCGGCTTCGTGGTGTGTTATCTCAGCTAACGCGCCGCGAGGCGCGTGAGCTTCTGTATCTCGTAGTACCAGCCGTCGGCCTGCACGGTGGTGCCGTCGCGCAGTTGCACATGCACGGACAGTGTTTTGCTTGTATAGAAACCGGCCGCCACTGCGGTAACCAGGCCTATCGCAGCGCCAAAAACGCCAAACGCTATTGCGCCAGCGGCTCCAAAAACTACGGCCCCCAGGACGAAGGCGGAGATGCTAAACCTCCGCTCTTCGGCTGTCTTGGCTTCTGCGCGGACTATCTCGTCCGCAGGAAGGCGCTTATTCACCGCCCCTTTGATTTCGATCCCGTCACCCTGGACAACAAGCTTGCCACCTATGCCGTAGCTGCCGCCGGTAATACGCATGCCCCCTCCAAAAAAGAAGGAGCATGTTAACGGGTCAGATAGTGCAGCCTTCGTGCAGGCGGCGCTTGGCGGCCAAGCAAACCTCGTGCGCCTCGAACTTGTCCTCGAAGTAGCCAACAAAAAAGCCCGCATGTAGCGGGCTTTGCTTCGTTCGGCTCGTTGACCCGGTCAGTCGTCCAATGGCCCCTCTTCTTCCTCGAAGAGCCCTGCGGGCAAATGGACGCGATCACCGTCCAGCTCCCGAATTTTCGATGCTATGTGAGGCGGTAACGGCAGATCAAAGATCACCATGTAGGAGTAGGTCAAGCCGTCGTCGCTCTCGTTAGCTTCGATGTTGGCGCCGAGGTCAGCGTACTCTTCGTAAGTCAGTCCGATGTACTCGGCAATTCTCTGATTCGCATCTCGCTCCTGCTGCTCTTCCAGTTGCCTGCTGCTCATAGTCTCTCCTTTGAAGAAGGGGACATGCTAGCGAAGTTGGCTGTCCATCTCTCCAAAAGAAACGCTCGACTCGTCGCCGCCGGTCACGCTGCCAGGGACATGCTGCATCTTTCGTCCGGCAACTTCGAGCCAATGGCCATGTCGCTTGCGGACCTGGGCAGCTTTGACCGGCCACTCCTTTTGTGCGAAATCCCCTCCGACTGCCTCGATATGCGCGTCAGTAATCGCCTTCATGGGATTGAGGCGATATGTCACCAAGCAAAATTTTGCGTAATCGGATAAGGCCAAATGGAAAACCATTCTGCACGCCTTTGCCAACTGCTCCGCCTTTCCTTGGCCTCCTGCAAGATGGTCTAAAAACGCCCTAACGATATTAATAGCCCACTTGGCCTGTGCTGGGCCATTTCCACGTCTCTTCTCAGGCAAGACCTTGAGATTAGCCAGTCGGCTCTCCAAGCAAAGTAATGGGTGCAAGACCTGGATCACAGCCCCGTTATTTAGCGTGACCGGAACGGCGAGACTGCGCACCTTGTCATTGTCAGGGCCAACAATGGAGTGCAGAAAGTCCATCATCAAGATCCTGGGGCCGCGTTGCAGGTACGCAAGCGCAGAGCTGGATCCAGTGTCGTCTCGCGATGGAAAGTACACCTCTACCGATAGGTCGCCAAGCTTGTCGCAAAGCCACTGCGCATCTTGCTTGCTGCCCAGCCAGTCGGCATCCTCCGTCAAAGCATTCCCCTCCCCAAAAGGCGAGGGAACGTCGAACACTAAGCCGAGAACTTCAAGAGCTTGGCCGCCGACCAGAATCAGACGATCAGGATCCGCCGTAACCTTGGAAGAGACAAAGTTGAAGTCTTCGGCCGTGAAGGCATCTATGCCGTGCTTGCGAGCAGCATCCGCCAGACGCATGCCGCGCTGTTACAGCGCTGGCCAGCGCAGCACTTGGGGGCGCACCTCAGCAGGCACGAAGCCGAACGACTCACGCACATCTACAACAGACGAACGTGCCGACCGTGATGCTCGCTTGGCTACCGCCTTCATTGAGGCCAGGCTACGTTCGCGAGCAGGATGCTTCGAGCCGTCACGCTTTGCGGAGACAGAAACAACAGCTTTGGACATGGACCTAGTGTTCGAGCAGTAGACAACGAAAATTTCGAGGGGGGAGCCATCATTTAAGCACTGCCACCTTTGGATATCAACCTATCCCCTAGCACAAAACCAAGTACAGCGCCAACGACAACCTGTGCATAAGCTGTTGTTAATTACTTAAGCAACCTGCCGCTATCCTGTGAAAAGGTTGCTATCCAAGTAGCTTTCTGCTTGTGGGCAATCTCACCTGTTGACATTACTCTGTGGACTGCCAGCAACGATTACCTTTGCCTTTCTCCCCGCTCGGCACTGGTGCCAGTACTCTGCTCTCCAGAATCAGCTCTTTAGACGGATAGCTTCCCTGCGCTACTTCCCCTGCCGCGCCGCTTGCCGCTCGCGGATTGCAGCGCCGGCCGCCGCTTCCATCACTTCCAGGTCTTGCGCCAGGTCGCTCCAGGCCTCGTCATCCAGGCCCATGCGGTCCATCAGCGGATAGACCTCGTTCCATCTCAGGCCAGTGGGCGACGGTGCCCCCATACCGCCGCCGACGTAGTGCCAGCGATCCATCACCCGCGAAAACAGGCGGATGGCAGGCAGGTTGTCGGGCCAGACGATCAGCTCTTCGCTTTCGTAGTCCTCCAGCTCCCAGCCGTCCGACCTGGCCTCTTCTTCGGTGATGGGCGGCTCGACTAGCGCGCGGGCCGCGTCACGGAGTTTCCCAGGCGGCTTTGGTAGATGGCCATTTCGTATGCTTCCACGATGGCGCGCAGTGCGCCGCCGCACTGGTCTTCCAGGCGTTGCAGGTTCTCGGCGTTCAGCGGGTCTTCCAAGTCCCAGCCGGTGGCGAACTCCAGCACCGTGGCGGAATCAGCCTGCAGGCCCTCTTCCACGATCTCAGCCACCTTGATGCGCGCGCGTTCGCCTTCTTTGGACGCGGCTTCGATGCGAGCTTCCGAGCGCTCGTCGGCGGAAGCATTGGCGGCGTCGCGGATACGTGCCCAGGCGAGTTTGCCAAGGGCCTTGCACGTCAGATTGATGGTGGCCGGCTCGCTGCCGCGCACAGGCACCTCGACGGGCATGTCGAACGTAGGCGCGATGCTGCCCAGGCTCTTCAGGGTCACGGCGGGGATGGACTTTTGCTTGTCGGTCTTGCTCATGGGGTTCTTTCGCTGGGGGTTGGTGTGCCCGTGCCCGCCCCGGCCTTGCCCAGCGAAAGGCAAGAACCGGGAGCGGGTCGGTGCTCAGGGGTGCGCGGGGCGCAAAAAAGCCCGCCGTGCGGTTGCAGGGCGGGCGGGTGCCGGCTTAGGCGCCGGCGTAGCGGGTGCTGATGTTCTGGCCGTTGATCGTCCCGGTGACGGTCACGATCTGGCCTTCGGTCAGCTTCTCTTCTTCGTTGAAGCTCACGGTGCCGGGGATCAGCGACACGGCACCAGTCTTAGAGCGGCGGCGGATCACCGTGGGCGCATTGGTCTCGGACAGCGTCTTGAGGGCGGTGTAGCCGGGCGTGCCGATCAGGTCCGCGTCCATCTCGAAGCTGCGCTGCACGGCGTTGAAGCCGTCGTTCAGCACGATCTCGACGTCGGACTCGATGAACTTGACGTTCACGGTCTTGGCGTCGCCGCCCGAGCTGTTGTGGTTCAGCGTGCGGTCCAGGTCCACCCAGGTCAGCACCTTCTGGACGGTGCCGAAGCCCGAGCCGGGGGTGTAGAACTCGGTGTTGGTGGTGTTGGCGCCCTCCAACGTGAACGCATCGGTGGTGGATGCTTTGACGCGGAAGGCCCGGTAGTTCAGCCGGCCCCAGCCGGAGAACATCAGAACGATGTCGCCGTTGCTGAAGCCGTGGGCGGTGGAAGAAACCACGGCCTCGGCCGCGTTGGTGATTGCCGTCACGGTCTTGGCGACAGAGAGGGCGGTAGCTACGGACGTAATCGTCCCAGTAGGCGTGCGTGCCATGGTGGGTTGCCTTTCAGTGGGTGCGCCCGCGAGGGGCAGAAACGAAAAAACCCGCCGAAGCGGGTTGGTGGGGAAGCCCGAGCGCGGGCACAAAAAAACCGCCCGAAGGCGGTTCAGTTGTTGGTGTCGTGGGCTACCTTTGCGCCCACACGGAAAAGTCCTGGCGACAGCCGTACAGGCCGGTATCGGGCTCATGAACGCTCACACGCGCGCCCAGCACCTCGCACTGCATACCGGGCGCCTGGCGCATGGCGTCCTCGACTTGCTGCGCCAGCGTCACAGCCTCGCCGCGTGTCTTGGCCCAGCAGGCGATCTGGATTCGGCCGTTCTCGGCGTCAGGGATCGTGCTTTCGAGGTAGTTGATGGCCCGTCCGCCGACTTGCTGGTAGACGATGCGCGGAAGGGGGGCGCTGTCGGGTGCTACGTCCGGGTAGGCCGGCGCGAGCGCGTGGATGGCGTTGTAGGCGGCCAGGTCAGGCGTCATTGCGTAGCCCCTCGCGCAGCTTTTGGCGCGCCGCCTCGATGGCCTTGCCGCGCGCCGCGTCGTAGCCGGGGCGCAGGAAAGGCTGCGCGGCCATCTTGCTGGTGCCGTGTTCCACGAAGTGGCCGTAGAAGGCTTTTTTCTTGTTCCACGCCACTCGATACACGGCCTTGCGGTCGGTGCTTTCGCCGTCCGCATAGGCTTGGTAGATGCTGGCGCGCAGGTTGCCCGGCTGGAAGGTCTGCTTCTTGCCCTTCGTGTGGTGGACGGACTGGCCCACCGGGGCGCGGGCCTTCACTTCTTCGTAGAACGCTTGCGCACCGGCCTGTGCCGCAGGGCGCAGGTTGTCGGTGGCGCGAGCCACCAAGCCGTCCAGGCGCTTTTGGATGGCCTCGGAATTGAAGACGGCGGAAAGGCTCATTGCGTCACCTCACACACCAGGTCCACCCACTCGCGGCCCTGCACGTCAGGCAAAACCGCCTCGATGCGGTACACCGTCGCCCCATGCACCACGCGCAGCCCCGCCTTCAAGCCTTGGCGCCAGCGCACTCGGATTGAAGTCCGCACCACCGAAACCGCGGCGTCGGCCTTGATGGCGCCCAGCCCCGACAGGTTCTTGATGCTCGCCCACACGGTGCAGACGGGCGCCCAGGCGTCGGGCAGGGGCTGGCCCCAGGCGTCGGTGCCGCCGGTTTTTGCCTCGATGGTGACGCGGCGGTTCAGGTCTCCAGCTTTCAGCACGTCACACCCCCAGCCCGACTCGATACGGCCACAGCATCTTCTCTGCGCGCGTCATGGTCGAGGCCCGGGCGTTGTCTTCGCGATTGGCGTAGCGGTCGGCCACGATCTCCAGTACCGCGGCCGTGAAGGCCGCATTGACGACCATGGGTCTGTCGCCGGCAGTGCCCGCGAGCACGGCCGCGTTCAGCTTGCCCTCGTTCTCGAAGACCTTGCGGTTGAGGAACATCGCCGCCCAGTCCTCGGCCGCTTCCACGAGAGCCGACAGCACCAGGTCATCGGCGCTGTCGGCGCGGCAGTAGTCGCGAGCGAGGTCCAGGCTGACGATCATTGCTTGTCCGCTTTCTTGGCCTCAGCTTTTTGCTGCTTCGGCTCGACCTTGGGCTTTTCGCCGGGCGTGCGCACCAGGCCGCGGCGTGTCAGCAGTTCGGCGTGGCGTTCGGACACCTCGAAGACATCGCCGCGCTTGCGGTCGCTGTCGTGGGTGAAGGGGTAGATCGCTTCGACTTTGATCATGATGGCTCCTTGGCGGGGCAGCCGTAGCCGCCCCGCATGCTGGTTACGGCGTGGTGATGCCGGTGAACTCGCCCTTCACGAAGGCGGCCGGGCGGTACACGGTCAGGCCCACGCGCTCCTCGCAGCGGATCGTCGCCATGTTCTTGATGAAGTTGTCGCGATCCTCCAGCGACACCTGCACGTTGACGTCCTCGCGGTCCCAGCCCTGCACCGCCAGACCGCCGCCGAAGGCGCCGACGAGGAAGTCATCAGCGTCCATCGCCTGGGTGGGCACCACGTTGCGGCCCCACAGACCCGGCAGGCTCTGCGCGCGCGGGTTGGCGAACAGGTAGGCGTTGTCGGTGGTCTTGGTGAGCTCGATGGCGGCCCAGTCCAGCGGGCTGATGACGATGCCGTCCGCCCAGTACTCGGCCAGCTCCACCTGCAGCAGCGCCAGGCGCAGACGGTCGATGCGGGTCTCGGCCTGTACGGTCACGCCGGGGTTGGTGTAGGCCGTTGCCTGGGTGTAGATGCCATTGAGGTTCAGGCCGACGCCCGAGCCCTTGAGCAGCTGCGCCTCTTCCACCAGCTTCAGGCCGTGGCGCAGGCGCCCGTCCACGTAGCTTTGCAGCATGGGCACGTCGGCCAGCACCTGCTTGGATGCGTGGATCCAGTGCGCGATCGTCACGATGGGCGCGGAGTCGGCCTCGAACGTGATGTTCGATTCCGGCTTGGTCGTGTTCTCGGCCACGATCGCTGCTGCGTTCGTGTACACCAGCTCGCGGGCGTACTCGATGCTGTTGGACGTGGTGCGACCCCAGTTGATCAGGTCGCGCACGGTCAGGCGGCGCAGACCGGGAGCGATGATGCCGGGCACGCGGTCGGGCAGGATCAGGTCGCTGGCGGAGCCTGCGCCCGAGCCGATCGCCGCCTGCACGCCCATACGGAACGTGCCGCGGGGGTTTGCCGCGAACGCCTTGAAGTCGTCGCTGTCGGTCAGCTGTTCGCCCATCGACTGCGGGCCAGCGCCCGCGGAGCCGCCGCCGCTTTGCACTTTGGCCAGCAGCTGCTCGGCGGTGGCCAAGCGCGCCTGCAGCTCGCCCTGCGTGGTCAGCAGCTTGTCCACGCTGTTGCGGGTTTCCTCGCTGAGTTTGGCGTGGGCCTTGATTTCCTTGTCGGCGCGCTCGGCGTGCGCCTTGAGCTGGTCGCCCACCTCCTTGAGGCTGGCGTTGATCTGCTCGATGTCTTTTTCCAGTTGGGGCATGGTGGTTCCTTTTAGAGAATGCTGGTGAGGGATGCGGCGATCGCCGCGGTGCTGCGAAAGTCGGCCGCAGGGCCGCGCTCGGTGGGATCGCCCTCACCGCTGCCGGACGGGTCGCCCGTGCCGGTCTTGAACTCGGAGATGAGGCGCATGGCCTCGGTCTTGGGCAGGCCGCTGGCACGCAGGGCTGCCTCGATGCGGCGCGCCGCATTGGCGTTGGCCTTGGTCTCACCCTTGCCGATCTGGTCGGAGGGCAGCAGCTCGTCAGCGAACCCCTGTTCAATGGCGGCGCTGCCGCCCAGCCAGGATTCGGCGTCCATCAGCTTGGCCACGGCCGCGGACTCCATGCCGGTGCGCGCCACGTAGATGTCGGCCATCGCGGCGTCGAAGGGCTCCAGCCAGTCGGCAATCTCGCGCAGGTCGTTGCGGTTGCCAGCGGCGATCACCCAGGCGTTGTGGATCATCAGGAAGCCGGCGCGCGCGATCTGCACGGTGTCGCCGGCCATGGCGATGACGGAGGCTGCCGAAGCCGCCAGGCCCAACACCTTGACCGTGACTTGGCCCTTGTGCTCGCGCAGCAGGTTGTAGATGGCCAGACCTTCGAACATGTCGCCGCCCGGGCTGTTCACGTTCACCGTGACGTCACCCGGGCCCAGCGAACGCAGGGCCGCGGCAATGCGCCGGGCAGTCACGCCGTCGCCGGTCCAGTAGTCGTAGCCGATCACGTCGTAGATGCTGATCGTGCGGTCGTCCTCTGCCTCCTCCACCGCGGCGCGGATGCCGGGCTGCCAGCGGTCGAAGGCGCGCGGCAGGATCTCGCTGCGCACGCTGGCGCTCGGGCGGCCTGTGGGGGCGCCCGGCAGTTCTTTCATGCTCATGTTTCAGCCTTTCTGCGGCTCGTCTTCGAAGCCCAGGAACGCCCGGATGGCGGCCCGGGCCTGGTTGGCATCGGTGGTCTGGCCAATGCCGTTCAGGGTGGTCATGGCTGACTGCACGGTCAGCACGGCGGCATTGCCGCCCATGGGCTCGCGGTCCTCGAGTTGGCGTACTTCGTCGCGGGTCAAAATGCCGTTGTTGACCATCGCCGCGTAGAAGGCCGAACGTCCCGCGCTGTCAGCGCGCAGCAAGCCTTCCACGGCGAACTTCGGGTAGTAGCGCAGACGCTCGGCCGGCGTCATCAGGTCCTTGGCGATCGACTGCTCCAGGCGCTTGAGCCACGGGCCCAGCGTGAAGGTCAGAAAGCCGATCATTTGCTGCTCGATGCCGGTCCCCCAGCTGGTGGACTTCTCGCTGTGGCCGACCATGAAGGGCGGCACGCGGAACCACCGGCAGATTTCCTCTACGCTAAAGGCGCGCGACTCCAGCAGCTGGGCATCCACAGGGTTGATCGACGGGAATGACACGTCGGTGCCGCCCTCCAGCAGCGGCGTTTCCTCGCGCTCGATGGAAAGCTGCACGTTCTCGTTAAAGATCTTGCGCTGCTCGGGCGTCAGCCAGGTGGATGCCTTGTAGTACAGCGTGCGCAGCAGCCCGCTCTTGAACGTCTTGGCCGCCGTCCGGTCGGCCGCAATGGCCGCGCCGAAGACCTCTGCGCCGTAGCGAATCGCGGAAACACCGTTCTTGCCGTCGATCGAGAAGCCCGGGATGTACCAGATGCGGTCGGCAGGCACGATGCGCTGGCGGCCGTCCTCCTCGGTGTAGCGCCACTCCTTGGCGCCATCTCCGCGCCGGGTGGGCGTCAGCCGGCCCGGCGCAAGGAACTGCAGCCCCACGAGACGCGGGCCCACCATCAGCTTTTCCACCCGGGCGCCGTCGCGTAGCAGCATCGCGGCCACGACCGCCTCCCAGAAAACGGACGCGGTGCTGTCGGCGTTCGGCTGGTCGTGGATGATGAAGTGCAGCCAGTGCTGCGGAGCTTGACGCTTGCCACCAGGGCCGCGCTCGTACATCGACAGCGGCAGCGCCGCGATGGTCTCGGAGATGAGGCGAACGCACGCCCACACCGCCGACAGCTGCATGGCGGTCTGCGCATTGACGCTCACGCCGCTGGTGGTGCTGCCGGCGAAGATCGCGGCCATGCCCTGCGCATCGCTGATGCTCACGGGCACGCCGAGCCATTCAAGCAGCGACGCTCGGATCTTGCCGACGCGCCGCTGTTTCGGTTGTTTCGTCATCGGCCTGCTTTCACCATGTTCTTCAGGAAGTCGTCCATGCCTCCCTGGACTGCGTGCGCGAGACTGGCCCCCGTTGCCATCAGCAGCGCGGCCATGTCGTCGATCTTCTCGGTGGAGCGCTTCTTGTCCGGAGCCTTGTTCAGGTTCGCGTCTTCGCGCGCCACCAAGTTGGAAGCGTTCCAGTTCAGCACCGGGTCGTTGCCGTGGGCCAGCTTGCCGGCCATGTAGTGCAGCTCCAGGTCCTGCATGGCCGGGTGGTAGCTCTGCGGCCCTTGGCGGAACAGCTCCATCGGCACGCCGGCCTCTTTCAGGTGCTGCACCGTCTGCACGGCGTTCCAGTTGTCATAGGCCACCGTGACCAGGTTGAAGGTGTCTTTCACCTCCAGCACCTTGGCCTCGATGGGCGCGTAGTCGATCACCTCGCTGCCCGACTCGATCAAGTGCCCCGCCTCAATCCAGGCTTGGTACGGCACCAACCCCCGGGCGGCGCGGCGGCGCGTGGCAGCCGGCGGCACCCAGCGCCAGCCGTACGTGTAGAGCCAGCCGTCCAGCCGCCACACCAGCCGGAACGAGGTCAGGTCGTTGGTGCTCGACAGGTCCAGGCCACCCCAGCAGGGCACCGCGCGTAGGGCTTCGAGGTCCACCGCGGCGCGGCACTCGCGCCACTTCGTCAGGTTCACCCAACCGCCGGCCACGGAAGACGGCCGGTTCAGGCGCTTGATCTTGAATTCGCCGTGCGTGCCGGGCTTTTCCTTCGCCTCGATGGCCGCTTTGCGGATCTCAGCCAGCAGGATGGGGTTCACCTCCATCAGCGGGTTGGCCTTGTGGTACGCCTCTTCGTCGAAGTCGTCGTCGGCCTCGGTGCCCAGCTCTTCGTCCTTCTCGTCCACCGCGTAGTACAGGGCCAGGAAGTGGTCGGCCTCCACGATGCCGCGCAGCACCTTCTTGGCGAATTCGCGCTCCTCGCTCCACGGCCCCGGGCTGTCGTAGCCCTCGGTGGTCAGGAACAGGAACAGAACGTTGGCGCGCGCGCCCGCGGCCGACACCAGCACGTTCAGCAGGTCATGGTCCTTGTGCGCGTGGATCTCGTCCAGGATCACGCACGAGGGGTTCAGGCCGTCCTGCGTGCTGGCCTTGGCGTTGATCGGCTTGTAGGTGCCGCCGTTGTTGATGCTCGCGATGGCGTTGGCGAACGGCACCAGGCCGAAGGCTTCGCGCAGGTCGGAGGTCTTCTCGACCATCCGCTTTGCCACGTTGAACACGATCCGCGCCTGCTGACCGGTGGTGGCCCCCGTGATGATCTGCGGGCCGTTCTCGTCCTCGCAGTTCTGGCAGTACAGGCCGACAATGGCCGCCAGGGTGCTCTTGGCGTTCTTGCGGGCCACCGCGAACAGGGCCTTGCTGAACCGCCGGGTTCCATCGGGTTTGCGGAAGCCGAAGAGCTGCACCAGGAAAAAGACGTGCGACTCGTGCAGGACGATGTTCGGCGTCTCCCACTTGCCTTCCACGTGCGGCAGCTTTTCAGCGAAGTCGCACACGTCGCTGGCGTGCCAGTCGTCGAAGTAGAACGGCGCCCCCTTCTTCTTGGCGCGCTCCAGATCTTTCAGGAATCGCTCGGCGGCCAGACGGATCCAGATGCCGAAGCGCTTGCGGTTTTTCTTGTCTAGCGCCTTCTTGGCATAGGCCCGGGCGATGGCGACGTAATCACGAGGCGCGCTTGCGTCCTCCGTTGTTCGAGAAGGCATTCTTCGCGGGTCCTTCTCCGATGGGCTTCACCTTGCCCTGCGCCACCGGCGTCAAGCCGAAGTCGTTGGTGAGGTTGCGCAGCTGCGCGACCATGGACGCCACGGGCGCCTCACCGGCTGCATAGAGCTGCACGACCTTGCCGTGCAGGGCGCACAGCTGGCCCAGCGCGGACAGGCCGCCTTCGGTCAGCAGCTTGTTGGCCACGAGGATCGGGGCCAAGCGCTGCCACTCCTTGATGGCGTGGCCGTTGGGCAGCCAGTCGGGCGGCGGCGGGACTTCGGTGATGGTGGGCAATTCGACCGCGCCATCGGGCTCGCGGTCCTTGCGCTGGGTGCCGGCGATCACCTTGAGGGCGGCCGGCTTCTTTCCTG